CACCACCATATGTTGCTCCTGCTGAACCGACTCTTGCAGTACCAACACCAGAAGCAACTTCGCTAACATAAACGCCTAGATTATTGAATATGCTAGTCCTACTCTGATAAGTACCAGCGGCGTTGGCGCCATAAGCAAATATAGCTTTATCTCCGCCATATCCTGCTGCTGCTAGATAATATCTAGCAGTAGCTGCTGTACTAGTATCAGTAGATATTACTCCTGTATTGCTTACTAGGTTAGTAATATTCCTAACACCTGTTCCTCCTCCAGTTGTACTACCAAGTCCAAATATAGCTTTAGCGCCATCCTTAGTAGTTGATTTTGTCGTACCATCTGTAAAGGTAATCCCGCTTGCTGTTAAAGTTATTGCCATAGTTTTTCCTTAACCCCAACTTGCTGCTGCAAGAAAGTATCTTGCAGCACCAACGCCAGTAGATTCACTAATAAGAGCACCTATATTATCAAATTTAGTGATAATATTAACAAGACCTGCTGCATCATTAGATCCATAACCAAATATAGCTTTATCGCCACCATATCCAGCTGCTGCTAAATAACGTCTTGCAGTACCAATGCTAGTAGATTCACTAATAAGATTACCTGTATTACTAATTCTACTAACGATACTAAGATAACTACCTGCATCATTAGATCCATAACCAAATATAGCTTTATCGCCACCGTATGTTGCTGCTGCTAGAGATTCTCTAGCAAGACCAGTGCTAGTATATCCACCAATATAACCACCTAGATTATCAAATAAACTAATAGTTTGTAGACAGCTGCCATAACTACCAAATCCAAATACAGCTTTATCACCACCATATCCAGCTGCTGCTAGTCTAGAGCGTTGCTGATCAGAAACATTAGTAGATTCACTAACATAAGCACCAATATTAGAAAATAAGCTTGTGGTGGTGTACCAGCTACTACCCGATTGACCAAGTCCAAATATAGCTTTATCACCACCATATCCAGCTGCTGCTAGAAGCCATCTTCCAGTACCAGAACCACTAGTTTCAGCTACATAAACACCTAGATTATTAAATCCACTAATTATATTAACATAAGCTGTAGCAAAACCAGTAGCACCAAATCCAAATATAGCTTTATCACCACCATATCCAGCTGCTGCTAGACCAGCTCTTGCAGTACCAGCAGTAGTAGTATCAGTTGCAACGCCACCAAAAACATTTACTAAATTAGTGATATTGCTATCACCAGAAGAATTACCAATATTACCAAATCCAAATATAGCACGATTATATGATTTACCTGTAGTTCTAGTTTCCGCAAAATCATTGCTGCCTGACACGACAGATGTAAAAGTTATAGAAGTATCATTAACTGTGGTTTTTGTTACCATGATTTATTGCAATTTAATAAAGCGCTGTGGAATTGGTGAATTCATATTAAATCCTATGATTCTATTAAAATATTTATATCTTCTTACAGAGATCAGTTTCCTTTAATTCTAAGGTATTCTTCTCGCAAATCAATAAATTTTTCAATCCAATCGTCACGCTTTTCAATAAACACAGAAGCTTCTGGCTGTTCATCAACTGTCATAAGAATAACTAATGTATCAACAGCAATTCCTGTGCGCTCTTCGAACATGACTGCATAAGCGGAAGTCTGCATAAAATATCCGTGAATATCATCTTTAGACTTCGATCTTTTAGAAGTCTTAAAATCGATAACAGACATTCTACCATCATACTCTGCAATACAATCGACTGTTCCTGCAACCATCAGGTGATCTGAATATAACTGAGTTTCGAGACAATGAATGTTATCTATTTTGCGCAATTCAGGTAAGATTGAATTCCACGTTTCAATTTCAAACATGTCGGGTTCGACTGATTTGTTGCTGAGGTAGTCTTCACATAATGAGTGTACTCTTGTACCTCTTTTAGTTGCTGCAGCAGAGATTCTATTTGCTTCTTCCTCTCCAACTCGTTTTCTCCATGCGAATATTGCTTCCTTTCCGTGCAATCCCGTGACGGATGTGACGGAAGGATAGGCTCTACCATTTGGTGTTTGATAGACTCTACCCTTGTCGGAATCGATGCGCTTGAGTTTAGAGATATCATGATGTATATGTGTTATCATTTATTTTTCGCAAAAATCTTCATATTTTAACTTAGCTAAAATGTAATCTTTAACTAATGAGCTACGAACAATATCATCTACTGTAAATTCAATTCTAGTAAATGCATGCATGTGATGTGCAATATCAAAGAATTTTAAGATACCACTTACATCATTCTTCTTTTTATTTAGATCAGTCTGACGATAATCTCCACACCAGATAATCTTAGATCTACAACCAACGCGAGTCATGACTGTATCAATTTCTTCAAACGTCATGTTTTGCATTTCATCTACAATAATGATGGCATCATCAAATGACATACCACGAATGAATGATGTAGAGATAAACTCTATATGATTCTGTTCCTCTAATCTAGACCATGCGTCTTTTCTACCGAACAGAGTTTCACATATCTGACGATATGGTTGTTGATAGATTTCCATTTTCTCGTTAACGTCACCAGGAAGATGCCCAATTTCGCGAGACTGCACTGCAGAACGAACAACAATAACCTTATTGAAAGGATTACTTTTATCTAAAACTTCTTCAATTGCTTTATAGAGTGCACAAAACGTTTTTCCTGTTCCTGCAACTCCATGAAGTGCTACAAAGTAATCTCCTCTTTTATAAGCTTCAAAGAATATTTTTTGATTCTCAGTGAGAGGATCAAAAGTCTTTAAATCATCTATTCTCATTTTTAATGAATTTGTAGATCTAGTACTTCTTTCAGGTTTTTCAGATTGTTCATTATCAACTATTTTCAGAGCTGTCTTCTTAGTAGCCATAGCTTCTCCGTTTAGTTGTTAAATTGCATTCATCTTTTTCAAATCACTTCCTGGTGTCCTTTCATGTATTTTCTGTAAAACATCTTTGAAACCTGAGTCGCGGCCGCGACCTAGCCTTACTGCATCGCCAATTGCCGGCGCAGTAAGTACAGATTCAATGTGGGGGTTTTGTTGAAGATATTCTTGTCGAGCAGAAATTGACATCATTAGGTCAAATTGTTCGAGAGTTTCTTTATTACGAAAGATGTAAATTGGCATTCTTATATTCATAAAGTGGCATTGATATAATACGATGCCTCTTTACATCTTGAGTGATATAACAGGCATCTCCATATAATGTATTTATACCATCAGCAAACCAATCGGGCATTGGAGAGTTAGTCCAACGAGATATTTTTACTTTATCATTTAAATAATAGTTTCTATATGAAGTAATCGAATCACCTACAACCTTATAATCTTCTGGCATTGCAGGAGTTGGCTCAGTGAATTTAGGATGCTCGGGAATGCCAGAAGGAACAAACCAGAGCTTATCGAGTAAACCACTGGCTTCTACTTTATGAACTTTAGTATAACGATGCGTATATTCTTTGCATAGATTATTTAGAAGACTATACAACCATGCGTAGTTATCTCGCGATTGTCTTGCCCACACAGCTGATGGATGATTGATATGAGTAGCAGAATACAAAATAGAATCACGATCATCAGAAAGTACATATCTTTTTTGCTTGCGACCAGTTTTACTATAGCCATCAATGAGAGTACCATCAAGAACACGATGAGCAGTAGAAAGTAATTGAGCATATTCGAGAATCATCTTAACACAGTGTTTATCGTTATGCATCTGAGCACAAGTCTTAGCATCATGATGTAAGTAAAAGATATTCATTGCCCACCATTCCACTCTAATACAAGAAGTGATAACTCTTTAATTGTAGAATATGCATCACGATGTAGAATAGCGGTACCGCCTGCAGAACGATAATTTTGTACTACGTCTTCAGTATCATCTATTAGAATGTTCCAAGGAGATGCAAATTCAGCTTTCTTAGATCCATTTGTAACTATATTGGCTTTATACATTATACCATTATTGCGCAGCCATGCCATTTTTTGAGCAACTACACATTCGTGATACTTTTCTCCACCTGAAGATGATAGCATCTCAATAGTAACATTCAATCCATTGATATATTTAAGCAGTTTATCTGCATCTGGCATCTTAGGCTGTTTCACAAAATTGCCACCGGTAACGTATACATCCCAGTTATTAGAAAATTCTTTTTCACGCTGACTGTTATCACTTGGTCGCTTACCAAAGAGTGACTCATATTGAGTTACAAAATCGGTAATTACGCCATCCATATCGAGATATATCTTCATAATTCAATCTTCAGTTTTTTCAACTTTTCCATCTTTATCGATTTTAGTAATGAATCTACTAAGCTTGAATTCTTCATCCCAACTATTCAGATATTCATTATCTTCATGAAAAATACGAAGGTATTCATCTTTATCAATCACTCTATGAGAAACAATTTGCTCTCCAATATGTTCTTGAGAAAGCTCTTCAGCATCATTACAAGTTACAGTATCGAGTGCCCATTCTTTCTTGCCTTTTGGCACTTCTACTACATACCGCATACGAAATGTAGATATAGCCTCAACCAATACTAATTCTTTTTCCACTTTTTCCACCTTACTAATAGACCAAGTGCCATCACCTAAATCTTTCCAATCTAAATTATCACCAGTTTTCCAACCAACTTCATTCAAAATTTCATCATTAAGAGGAAGAATCAATTCACCATTTTCATCTTCTTCGAGACTAACAACCCATGATTTCATTTAATTTCTCCTTTATCACACTTCAATATATTGTAATTCAAATTTATCAGCATTCTCTTCATACTTAACATAACCACGAGGATTGCACACAACTCGAGTAGACCCAATCATATAATCGAATGGATCATGCGTATGTCCGTGAGTCCATAACTTAATCTGAGGACGATCCACGATAAACTCTGACAAATCAGAAGAATAACCACCATTTATAATTTTTTCATCCGCATAACGTGGATGAGTAGATAATTTGCTTGGAGCATGATGTCCAACTACAACAAACTTTTTTTCATCGTGTCCTTCAACTACAATCCGAATAAAGTCAATCATTTTTCTATGATCGTCTATAGCATCTTCAGGCGAAAAACGTGCAGTGCGTGTATTGCGATTTGAATTATCAACGCACCTAAAGTCATTCATCATTTGTCTCATTGAAAGCACAGTGATAATGTCTTCATTGTTCATATCAGTCCAAAGAGTTCCACCAATAAATGTTATATCATCGATTACCTTAACTTCTTTGTCAAGAAGGTAGATATTGGTTAACCCATGTTTTTCAAATAGAGACTTAAACTTGCTTCCAGTGCTAGCAAAATCACCGTCATAGTGTTCGTGATTCCCCATGATGTATACAACATGTTGAAACTCTGAAGAGCAGCGTTTGAAGAAGTCTGTAATACGATTACTGCGAACACCTTCTATAATATTGGAACGATCTGGCTTGCCAATGTCAGCTGCAACGCAAATGTCACCACCGAGAATCAGTACATTGGCATTCTCGGTGTTTTTTAAATCGATATCACCAAATTCGAGATGAATATCGGATGCTAGTGCTATTTTCATAATAATCTCCTATGGTTTATTATACCACAAGTATGAATATTTGTACAGGGCTCGAGCGCTATCAGTCCCACAGTGATTCGTAATATTTTCCAAACAAGCGGAAACCGTTATTCATGCGATTTTGATGCGCAGTGATACCTTCGTGATCCATAACATATGTGTGATTAGGGCCTTTACGCAATGTAAAATACTTAGTGTCTTTCTTATCAACTACTTCATTACCATCTTCATCAACTGGTACTGATATGTAATCAGTTTCACCAGAAGTATACTGATCCATCCAATCTTTGCCGGATTGTTTCTGTTCAAATGTCCAAATAATTTCGTCTAGGACCCAATCCCAACGCTTGAACCAATTTTCATCAGTATCCCACTCGTTTTCTTTTGGAGAAGCATTTGTAGACTTTAACTCTTCAGGCACGTCCTCATCATCAACGCTTGGAGAGCCATGTTTATTGTCTTTAAGCTGCTTAAGCATTGGAAGAATGATTCTAGCGAGTGTAGAATCCATATTCCAAGTATCATATCGATCAATTTTTACATATTTGATCTCTGGATGCACAAAATCAAGGAATTTTCCCCATGCCTTACAAAAGGGCAATAGTCTATCAGACCATTTTTCAATCATGGGCTCATCGTAATCAATTTTGCGCCAAAAAATCACTTTTTCAAGGATAGTATATGGTGAAAGCCAGTGACTTCTGTAGTTTGTAAAGTAAATCTTCATTATATCATCCTTTTATAACATTCTAATCAATCCAATACTATCAATTGCGCTTAACAGAGCATAATTAACAAGCATGCCAAAGGACCTCCTACTATAAGCAGCCCAAGCATACATAACACAGCAAGAAATCCAAGCAGGATAAAGAATAAGAAGTGGAGGATTAGGTACAGTAATGGCCATAGTAACACAGCACCCAATACTAATAGCCCAAGCAAGCAACTCAACAATAAAACGAAACCTATTACTTTGCCAATCATCGTGTATCCATTGAAAAGTTGGTCTAAATAAATCTATCATTCTTTAAATTCCAAAGTGTTTGAAGTACACCTCACTTACGCGTGCATATGCGGCTATTGACAATTCTTTTGCATTAAGAGAAATACATTCATTCACAACTAATCTCAGGAACTCCTGAAGTTCTTTGTCATAACTAGCAGACCAATCTACAACATCACCTGGATTCCAATTCTCATCGCCCCACATAGAAAATCCAGCTTTCTCAGCGAGTTTTTCTGTTATCTTGTTCATAGATCAAACTCATCAAGCATGTCAACAGCAACTGATTTGAGTAACTTCGCTGTTTCTGGGTCATCGGATTGTTTTGCAGTTTCACGAATAATATCAGAACACTTAAATACTACGTTTCGAGTTAATTCCATCACGTAAGTATCAAGCCAAGTATCGAAAGTCGAAAGATCAAATTTAGTGCTCATGCGCACTGTCTCAAACGTTTTAATTGCAAGGTCTTTTGTAAGCTTATTCATAATTTAATTCCTAAAATAATATTATTCTTGCCAAGGGTATTTAATGCCATATCTCTCATACATTATATTTGAATACGTATTACCACCCGCTTTGTAAACATCTTTAACGATTTCTGCGCAATCTTTTATAAGTAATTCAGCGAACTTTTCGTATACTGTATCTTTAGGCATTACTGTATATTTCACGCCAGCTTGTTCAAGCAGTTCTCTGATTCTTTCGTTCATAGTCAAATACCATTTAATACGTAAGGTTTCTGTCCACGCGTATAAACATCAATCTGTCTAGCTTTAAGCTTTGCCTTTTTGGCGTAAAACCTTGCACGTCCTAAACTAGAAGTACTAATTAAATTGCCCCAGCCACCACCAACATGTTCAATAAATTTACCTAAATTCACGTAGTATGTAGTCTTGGAAAAGCAATGTCTAAAATACATAATTCAACTCCTACAGTATAGTAGGATTATATCATATTGACGAATATTTGTACAGGTTTGTTTTATTTTTTATTCTGTACTTATACACTAGTAGGAATATTCTTTCCTCGCTTGATATTCTTTTCTTCGCGACGAATCCAATCTCTACCTACCGGATTCTTGACATTCATTGATGCAATTGCGCGGATATGCTTGTGCAATTTATCTAATGCACCTGATTCGTCACCTTCATTAGAATTATCAATAACAGTGAAGTTATCTCTGCCAAAGTAATCTTGAAATTTACCCATATTGTCTTGCACTGCATGCCATGCTTTATCAACAATATTGGCTGGCACTGATCTAGAACGTTTTAGATTACGTTTATGCGCAACATCTAGTGAGGTATTAACAAATAACATATGAGTATCATAACCCAATGTTTTTAAATGTTCTGATTTTCTGTGGATCTCGGCAAAGTCTTTACCAGTGCCGTCAATAATCATTCCTAAACGACCTTGTTGATACAAATTGGCCTTTTTACCTGTTAACTCTTTAGCTCTTCTACGAACCATATCTCGTCTTTCGGTTTCATGTTCAGGCATCTTAGGATCTAACCCGTGCTTTTTCATTCCCAATTCGAGTAGATCGTCTGAGTTGACCATCTTGAAACCTAAGTCACCTCTCACTTTATTAACAACGTGTGACTTACCCGATCCCGGACCACCAGCCAAAAAGATTGCTTTTAGCTTAGCTGGATCGTGAACACCTTCTGTTAGAAAAGATTTAAAAGATAACATATACATCCTTAGATAATCGGTTATCTTCTATTTATTATTTTTTACATCATTTAAACAAATAGCTTTTATTTGATTTATTTTAGATTGATGTTTATCAGAGTGATTCTGGTCTAGTAAATTAGCTAGTTCGATTAGCAGAAGATGTTTTCGAAACTCTTCAGAGTAGTTGTTTTTATTTTCTATAAGAATATCAAATCTATTTTGAATTATACAAAATTCATATGCTAGACTTTCAGCATAAGTACCAATTATATTTTTAACTTCTTCTCGATCAAGTGGAGATTCAACATTATAATACTCTGTACCATAAACCGCATGAAATAAACCTCCTAGTAATACGTTTTTATCTTTTGTATATCTTTCTAGTATTAACATTGTATTAAATAAATGTTCAAAAAAGGACTTATTCCCATGTTTGGAATTCTTAGTCCTTTCAAAAACATATTCAACTGCAGTGCTATTTATTTTAGGATCAATAGTCTTAAATACTAGAACACTACGAAGACTAGAGCAAGCTCTAGATAGAGGTCTTGCTGCATGTAATTTGTTTGAATTAAAAGATAAAACTCGTCCGTATTTTGGCAATACTGATTTTTCTATTTCATCATTATCATCGAATATAACTGTTTCACCTGCCCAATCAATATCCCATTTTTCATTTAGATAAACGATAACTGTTTCTGATAAAGCATCTGGACCAAAGTTTTTTGGAATCCATATATCATCTCTATGTGCATAGCCATCAGTACCATAAGTATAAGCATTTATATAAACTCTAAGTAAAGATCTTTCTCCAATAAGGTTTTTGATTGTAGTCCATAGAGTTTTAATATGTGAATGCGAATTGATAAAAGGCATTCTGAAATGATCAAATGGCAATACACAACTATTATTTAAAATTACTCTATTCCAATGTCCTTGATCATAGGTTTTTTCGTTATTGGCTTTCCAACCATACATTAATCCAGAATTAATGTATTTAAAATGAATTTCTTTAAGTAAGGATAGATTTTCTCCATCAAGTTGAAAAACAAGAGTTTCTGGCATTTATTTAATTCCAAATTTTAATGTATTTATTTCGTTCTTTAATCTTGCAATATCCTGTTTATAACTTTCAACTAGATTTTTATTTAGTTCTAATTCTTTTCTAACTTGTAAATCAACTTCTTCAAAACTCTTATTATATTGATCAATGATTTTCTGGCTACGCATACTTGCACCTAATCCTACACCAATCAATAATGTTATAACTTCTAGAATCATTTATCTTTAGCCCACCTAATCTTTGGATTAGCTCGTTCATACATCCATACTAGTTTATCTAGTGTCCAAACATCATCAGTTTCAAAAGTCTCAAGCCAATCGCCGAACCTAGCCCAATCCTCACTCTGCATGGGTGGAACGCCTAGTTCATCACCACGAGGATCATCAGTGCCACGAATGTCAATCCTACCACAACTATATGAAGTAGTGATTAACTCAATTTCATAAGTATCACCGGCCTTGCGATTAGTAAACTTAGAATCTTCTTCTTGAATATGTGTTTCGATGCGAACGAGTCCTCGATCCTTATACCATTGCATTGACGCTGGGCCCATCCAGTTAGTGCTATATCTAATTTTCATTCTTTGATTCCAAATTTATTTTTAATCATTTCAATGCATTTAGCCACAGTCCACGAAATATCGCCATATTCATCATTCTCAAAATTAGAAATTCCCACCATTGCAATTTCAGTAATACAATCTTGAATAATCAATTCAGCAAACTCTCTCATTTGTTCAAAAGTATATCCATGAAGATCACCTCTTTCCGGATCATAACCTAACCATTGTTGCGCTGGTAGTTTAATTTTATCATTTGATTCCATGATTACGCCTCATCTTTCTTTCTTTGATTGCTTCATCCAATTCATCAATTTGTTCTAATCGTATATCGTCCATGATGTTCATGCCAATATACTCTGAATTCATATTTCGTTCTGTCATTTTCCATAACGTATCACGATACTTTTGCAATGCATCAATCACAACATCATAATCTTCGTCGTTCACGATTCAACTCCAAAATGTTTTGCAATCGCCAATCCAGCCCATGCTACACCTGTTTTCTCTTTGTCATCTTCAAGTACAGCATCCATTTTATCAACTTGAGACAAACATTCTCGAACAATCAACTCGGC